TGGGCGTGCTCTTCTACACTAAAAAACTAAGGGTTTCGCACCCTTTACTTCCCATTATGTTTCTTTTTTATATTTATTTTTCTTAATATTCAAAGATATCATAAAGATCATCACCATCTCCACCAAACTTGCACTTGTCAGGATCATGCACATTCCACGATACCAACTTCTCAAAAGTAGGAAAAGAAGACAGCACATCAACATCAGTAATCTGCAATCTACGCATCAACTTATTAACTTTAACTCTCTTAGTACTATCCTCTAAATACTCTTGTATCATTTTTCGGGGTAAATCAAGGGTAAAACTAGCAATCACATTATCATAAAACATCTTAACATAACAATACGCAACTGAATTTGTACCCGCAGTATCATAAGCCTGACCAATACACGATAAAAGAAAATCAACTGGCCCAGCATCATCTTCTTTCATAAACAAATTAACCATAGTCTCATTGATACCTTTATAAGCCACTACAGGAGCTAAAGACTTATCATTTGAAGATACAAAATATCGTTTCAAAAATTTAGGACCTTTGTAATCTAACATACCAACACGATTAGGAACAGAGAGGAAAACATCATATTCCTTATAATCACGAAGAGACATCTTACAACACTCAGCCAAAAATAAAGCAAATCCACGAGCATTAATAACATGTCGCAAAAACTTCAAACAAGACCAAACATGATCATCTCCATAAACTATTATAGCAATCAAACCAGCCAAAACCGCATCAGTAATTACACTGGCTAAACCCGGATTATCTTGAATTACTTTATTCAAATACATGTAAAACAACAAAGCCATAATCCAGCTATCTCCATGAGAAGTTTCTTTACCACCAGAATACATTACTCCTCTCATGAAACGCCAAAAAGATCCTAAATGTAAAACAAGCTTATGACTAATCTTATGCATCAATGTTTTTATCATATAATCTAAAGCGCGAATCGACTCGTCATCCATATTTTCCCAATCATAATAACGACGTCCATCAGCAACATATAACATCAACATCCAATCATGAATATGTTTATCTAACTTCTCAACATCTCCATCTACCCAAAATACATCTGGATTATCATAATTTAAATATTTTGCAACTTCATAAGCTCCACCATGCCAAAACTTCATTCCTATTCGTATCATATTTCCCGACTCTATTTTACGTCGATCAGCAAATAAAACATCCGAAAGAATAATTAAGGGAATAGATGGAACAAAAAACTCTCGCATCTTCAACTGAAGTTTTTCTAAACTCTCTAAAGACATATCTTCTAACTCTTTACGCCATTCTTGTTTAGCACGAATAACTTCTATATCAATAAATTCAATTGGTTCACCCGCCATCACACTCATTATCCACTTGTGAAAATAAGACATACATGCTTGAATTAAAAACAATTTCTTTCCTGAATTATGAACATTTATAGGTATACCACGATGAATACCACTTCCCATTGCCATAGAAGCTATACCACCACTTGTACTCATTTTAACATAATTTATCATCTTTTCAGGACCATAATAAAAAGGTATTGTTCCTACTCGATTATCAACACCAAGAGCAGTATGTAACATATCAATAGCTCCAGCAACATACCGCCGTATTTTCTGATAACCTTCACCGCGATACGCAGTATCATTATCAAACTCCGCTAACAATTTCATCTGCTTTTCAATTGTAATATTATTAGTAGAGTAAGCGACTCGAGAAAACGCTTTACCAACATAATTCCCTTCATCATCTATATTAGGCGTATACTCATCAAAGACAATTTTTTCCCAATCTAAGACTCGAACACACCTATCGGATAAAGATCCCGGCTTATAATTTCCTAAATTCGACGTCGATACAAGATAATGATAACTAACTTTCTTCATTATATCTCGCAACAACTCACTCGGTTTCACATTAGTTTCCTGAAAATTGTTAGTATGGTATGTAGGTCCACGAACATTTATATTACTTTTACTCGTATAATACCTACGATACCATTCCTGATACGCAGCTTGACTAACATCTTTCCTATGAACAACCTTCTCATCTAAAAGACAATAACGAGATACCGCCTCAGCGTATATACTTGCAACCAACTCAGCGGAACTATTAAAATCCCTCTTACAACGTTGCATAGTAGTAACTACACCAAGAGTGTCCTCATAAACAACACCACAAGCAGAACCCAAATGTATATGACATCCTTGTTCCCTATAAGTCATACGCAGATTTTTTTTTCTATAAAACAAGCTATCAGTCAATGGATTTCTAGGGAAATTAATCTTAAAAAAAATATGATCTAACGAATAAATTTTTAGTATTGTGAAGTGTGAACTTAAGAACTTC